GCCGAGGACTATGCGCGCTACTATGCTTTGACAGGTATTCCGTTCCCGAGTGTTAAAGCAATGGATATCGCTCGTGTACGTGGATTAGGCAACATAGACAGGCCTGATGCTGCACGAATTGCAACAAATCGCATTATGAAGATTGAGACGGTCTTAGGTCTGGTGGATCTCGCTGGAAAACCAGTGACATCAGTTACTAAAAAGGTCTGTGTGCAGGACGAGGGCGAAGGAATGCAGATGCCTCATATGATAGGTTATCTCAAGCGTGGTCTGCTTGCCTTGGTTGAGCATTATGAAATATGTCCATGAACATAGAGTGACTCATTCATGAACTTGACGGGAACATGAATAAATGTCATCGTTTGTATCATCGGGGCTATCCGATTTGAAGGCAGCTTAATGGCTGCCTTTTTTGTTTGGTTCCGTGTTATTTCTATCAGCCTTAATGGGGTGTTCAATTTTGCATTCAGTAAGATTTTTGATGGAGCAATTTTTCGAAAAAATGATAACGGCGCCAACTATTAGGAAAATTATTTTAATGATAAAAATAATACTTGAAACAAAAAATATTAACCTAGGAAGTGATGAAAATAATTTACGCATTTTTCTATCTTAAATTACTTCTTCAACCCTGTCAGCAATGGCGATGTTTTATTTAAACGCCAAGATGATTATGGCAAATGTCATGATGAATACTAAAAAAACTAACCCTGAGAATGCCAGTTTCCCAATTTGAGTTGGTTTTTTCATTGGAACCATTTGCAGCTTATTATCAGGGTCTGCATGTTTAACGGTTCTGAATTTAACGATATTGTTTCTCATGGACTTAATCTGCTCATAGAGCAATTAATTACGGGTAAAAATATCTTCTCCGTTCCTCACGGTTCGGCAGGGTGCTCATTTCTATCTCCTCAGGAGAGGGGATTGATGTGAGAAACTAGTTAAGGTTATTGCCAACCAAGATATGCATTACTTGATCGGTAACGCTGCCATCAATAAAGACATAATGTTGCACTTTATTGGTCGCATCAGATAATTTGCACCATGGCATATTACCCAATGTAAAATCAGCAGGCTTTAAATGGCCAAGTCTTTGTATGGCATCCCAGTGATCGGCTGCTTCTATTTTGCCTGAGTGTAATGGTTCCATACTGGATGAGTATATTTGATAGCTAAATTTTATCATCAGTCCTCCATAAAATTGATGATCTCAGAAATCCTCAACAAAGCAATAGGCATTCGCTAACCGGCGAAAGGATAACCCATGACGCCGGATCGCGTTAAACAGATAGCGGATAAGGCTGAAGCACGCGCAGGGCAGGAACCAAAGCGTGGCAGGCCAACAGATTACAGCCAAGACATAGCTGATTTGATCTGTGAGCGACTGGCAGATGGGGAGAGTTTACGTAGCATTTGTGAAGATGAAGCCGCTCCTGCACGGTCTACGGTTTTCCGGTGGCTTTCATTGCATCCTGAGTTTCAAGACCAATACGCACACGCACGCGAGGCACAAGCAGACGCGATTTTCGATGATATCCTTGAAATTGCAGATGATGGCCGCAACGACTGGATGGAAAAGAAAGACAGCGAAGGCGAAAATATCGGCTGGCGCGAGAATGGTGAAGCATTACGCCGGTCGGCGTTGCGTGTTGATGCCCGCAAATGGATGGCTGGTAAACTGCGCCCCAAGAAGTACGGCGACAAAGTTGTTAACGAACATAGCGGGCCTGATGGTGGTCCAATCCCTATAAGACGCTTTGAGGTTGAATTTGTCGAACAATCTAAACCATCGGATCCGGATACCTGAGGTATTCAAGCCGCTATTCCGTTCTGGCGCTCGATACTATGGCGCATGGGGCGGGCGCGGTTCTGGTAAGTCGCATGCGTTTGCAACCCGCCTTGTACTTGAGTGTGTGAACCAGCAAATCCGCGCTGTGTGTCTTCGTGAGGTGCAGAATTCTATCAAGGATTCCGTCAAGCAACTGATCGAGGATAAGATTGCTGAATATGGTCTGCTTGGCGACTTCGACATTACAGATCAGGAAATACGCGGGCCGAATGATAGTCTGATTATCTTCCGTGGCCTCAAGAGCCACAATGCTGCATCTATTAAATCACTGGAAGGCTTCAACCGTGCTTGGGTAGAGGAAGCGCAAACTGTCTCGCAGAAATCGCTTGATCTGCTTATTCCAACGCTACGTGCTGCCGGTTCTGAATTGTGGTTCTCATGGAACCCTGATCAGCCGACAGACCCGATTGATAAGCTGTTGCGGAATTCGGCAAATGACAATGCTGTCGTTGTTCGTGCAAATTACTCAGATAATCCGTTTTTCCCGCCCGCTCTCCGTGAGGATATGGAACGTGATAAACGGGCAGACCCCGCAAAATATGCTCATGTCTGGCTCGGTGAGTATCAGACACTTGCGGATATGCAGTTCATTTCATGGGATGATGTGAATGCTGCACAACGGCGGCAGTTTCGACGCGGCGCAAAGCCGGTGCTGTTTGGTATCGACGTTGCGCGATTTGGTGACGACCGGTCAGTGTTGGCAATCCGCGAGGGTGATGTTCTCACAGACCTGATGAAATGGGAGCGACTGGATACACAGCAGCTATCCGGATACATCGTGGAAGTTGCCCGAAGCCGTAACCCGCAGGCCATATTCGTTGACGGTGTAGGTGTTGGCGGCGGTGTTGTTGACCGTTTGCGTGTCCTTGGCCTCAATGTGATTGAGGTGAATGGCGGGGCTAAAGCAGGGCAGGATAATCGCTATTTCAATAAACGCGCTGAAATGTGGGGGCGCATGCGGGAATGGCTGCGCGAACGTGGCGTTCTCCATAGCTCTGACATCGATCTAGCTGCAGAATTGACCGGACCGCAATACAAGTTTGATCCTTCCAATCGTATTATGTTGGAGAAGAAGGACGATATGAAAAAGCGCGG